ATCTCGAGAACTTCAACTGGCTCTGCGATTGGAATAGAAGTCTGATGACCCTTGGGATTGAAAACATAATCACCAACGAAACGCTCTAGAACGTTTGGATCATCATCAGCAACACCCTTATCTACAGCGTGCTTAATCTTTTCCCAAGAGATACACTTCTTAGGATATGGGCCACCAATAATGTCATACTTATCTTCTTCAAGAGCCTGCAGAGACATTAGAGCAATAACATCCTGTGGATTGAATCCGATGTCAGAATCAATAAACATTAGATGCTGTGATTCAGAACGCATAAACTCATCACAACAATAGTTACGAGCTCGAGTAATTAGCGATTCATTGAACAAATAATAAAACTGAAGAGGAATACCATACTGCGTACATAGAGCAGAAAGATCTGCACACGAACGAGCAAACATACCAGCGCACTGTCCGCCATACATTGGTGTGGCGACAAATAACTTGCGCTCTCTTAGTTTTTCAATTGGGATCTTAATTTCCATAATATACCTTTCTATGCTGTAATAATATCATGATATTTACAAGTGTTACAATGAACTTCCTTTCGAGGAGGAAAGGTAAGTAAAACGACGCCAGGTTCAGACAAAACTAATTCATCACCACAAGCTGGGCACTGAATGCCAGTGCCATGCTTTTCTCTCAATAATCTTTTCTCTTTTTCGTATTCCTCAATAGTCTTCATTTCGTATCCTTATAATGGTCTGAATAAAGCATCATTAGTGTGTAATGAAGAACTTTCATCAAATCGTCTTTATTGCTGCCATGCTTTTTACCATAGCGCCAAAGATACTTGATAGCTGTATTTCGGAAGGTAGGCATAGAATCACCAAGAGCAAGCCACACATCGAAACATTCTATATTCTCTTCTTCAGTCATATAATGCTGCCCATATGTCTTATCTATATAGGCGTGGAAATCAGCAATAATCTGATCTTCCATATATTTGTATTTAGGCGCAACCTTTCCAGCAACATCCAATTTATAACTAACACCTGATGGTATTTCACTATATAACCTGCTCATCATGCCTCCAAATATTTCATAATGTAATCCACAATAATCTTCTGATCTTCTTTGTTATTGTTTTTAAATTTAACAGTGTTAAACATAAGAGTCATATTCGTTAGAATATTTGCAATCTTAGTTTCTCTTCCCTGTAACCAAGTTTCGTTTTGGTTACTTCCACGCTCCTTATAACGTTCTTGCCGAACAGCTTTATCGGTTTCTAGATAAATTATATCAGTGTTATAATTGTTCACACAATGTTCTAAGAACGTTGATGTGAAAAGACGGTCGCCCTCAAAAAGAACAACCGAATCTTTATGCAAACTTGCTAAGAATTTAACTGCTTCTGGCTGAACTGCCATAGACATACGATCTGTTCCAGAGAAAGTTTCACCTTCGTCATACTTACCCAAAATATAATTACAATCATATTGAAGATACGGAACAAGTTTTACTTCATCATAAACTTTTATCCAATTAAATTTCGAAATAATTTCTTTCATTAAAGTAGATTTGCCAGCACCTGGCTCGCCACCAATCGCAAATACAAGCATTATGTAAACCTTTCAAGTCCGACCTTTTCAGGCTCAACAAACAAACCTGTGCAGTCTAGAATACCATTCTCACTATACAAAGCCATTTTACTATTGTTTATGTGATTAGTCAATAGTTTATTATTTAGAGTTTCATTACGAGCGTCCCACATTGGTTGCCAATCAATACCATCCCATCCATCTTTTTCACACTGAGTAATTTCTTCAGCCTGACGATCTAGATAATAACCAAGATATCGACCATGTTTTACTCTGAATAACTTTTTAAAAGAACAGAGACATGTTTCCATATCAAAATAATCAGTGTCAGGAAAGTCTTTCTTAACTTCTTCTAGAATTAGATACGCCTGTGCTTCCAGATAAGCAAGTTGACTGACATCTAATTTTTTATCAATCCATTCAGGCTTACCAAGAGCGAAGCATAAACCATTGCGGTGAGATCTTGAGCCAGAATAATCTTCAAGCATTAGACTGCTCGGTTCAATTGGTAAACCGCAACATTGCTTTAATGTTTGCATGTAGAACCAAGTTGAATATCTACCAAACTTATGAAAGTTTCCCTTGACCTCGTCCCATAGTAAACTGAAACTTAATTTAGGGCTACCCGGAGCAAGGAAATCTTTAAACGCTTCTGCTTGCGATCTATCACCAACCCAGTTTTTATAAGATTCAAACTGAGCAGGTAGATGGCCTTTGTTCCATTTAGTATCTGTTTGATACCGTAGACGTTTATAATTCTTACTGTTCCAATCTTTCAAACGATCAAGACCAACAAGTTCCATATCAGGAAACTCGTTCCAGATAACCCACGTTGTCGGAAAATGATACGTTGTACCGTAGATCCAAGCAATCCAGAGTTTCTGTTCTCTGTTATGTTCGAACCTACGGAACAAGTAATTGGTCATAAAGATAGCGGGGTCGCAATCCTTAATGGAAAGCGACCACCGATACCAGTTTATAAAATCTTGCTTACGCTGCTTTACGATTTGCTGGTTCACTTATTACCTTATTTGTCCTGGTGTCCCAGAAGCAAGGAAGAAATTCCAACTCGATCCATTCAAGTTTAGCAATGGCCAAACATTCACGGACTTCTTGCTCAAGAACATCTCTCTCAAGATATTCTTCAACATTCTTAAAGTGAATGAATATTTTGCCTTTCGGATTATTTCTTGCCGAGGGACGATTCTTTGTCTTTTGGCGCAAACTATTTACCACACCACCAATACCCGAGTGAATGACAGTGCTTATAGACTGACTGATACAACCAGCATAAGGATTTTCTGCAAGGTAAGAATTTACCTTCTTCTTCAGATCCTTATCTACCCAGTTATAGAAATTATACTTGCTGTTAATTTCGTTAGTGAAATAACGATCTTTAGCAGCGCTGATCAAACTCTTTAGAGACTTCTCAGAGAATTCTCCAAGATAAAGATCAAATACAATTTCTTCCATTTCATCTGAATCAAAAGGAATTCCATCGACATAAAGAGCTTCAATCTTGCGCTTCACATCTTCCTTAGAATTACCTTCCTTGACAACTGGCTCGTGATTCATAAGAACCCCGAAATGATCCATAATAGAAGGATCATCAAGGAATTCGTCAGAATTAATATAAATTACGGGCACAGTTGCCCATTTAGCTTCAATTGCTGCACTGAGCGTATGATTACCATCAAGAATCTTTTTCTTGCCGTCACGGAAAACAACAACCACAATAGGATTGATATGCTGATTGGCACGCTCTGGATCGTTCATACGATCTACAAGTTTATTTACATGATGATTATGACGTAGCTTAAAACGAATTTGAATTCGTTCGAAATTCGCCAACTCTCCAACGTAAACATTATGGACTTCATAATGTTTCTTGATTTTGTTTTCTTTTACCTTATTTGCAATCGATCGAGCAAGACGAATATGCTCCTTATACGTAGATCTAGCTTTTTCGATAATGAAATCTGTAGAAATACATCGGCTAACGATCTCTCGCATTTTATCTGTGACGTGCGAAAGACTACATCCAGCACCACCACCATTTGTCTTATTATACATATCTGGGTTATTACGAGCATCTAATACATCAAGCATATAATGCTCGAGCGAGATACACTGTTCTAATGTGCCTTCAAAAAATTCTACTCGACGAAGAAACCCTTTGTTCCAGGCATCATTAAACGCTGGATCAGTAGAGCTCGAAGTGTAATAGTCTGAAACATTCTTATCAGAAAGTTTATGATAACCTACATAGACAATCTTAGTAGTTTCACGATTATACCAAAGATAACAAATAGCCTGTTTTGCAGTTTTCATAGGTCACTCCTTTTTGGACCGTTTCAAAATATTGGGCTTCCTTTACATCACCCAATAAACATATACTACCACTATTCTGCGAAAATGTCAAGTCCTTTATATTCGACGAAGAGCTCTACGCAGCCTCCCTTTCCTTTTTTCGTTGCAGCCTTATAGATTATATCGTCGAGAGAGTAATCAATCTTCTCGAATTCCGAAGAATTAATCTTAAACATAGCCAATAGACATCCACTTTTCTGTTTACCTACGAATTGTATGCCTAGTTTTTTGTAGAACGGTATAGCTGGAATTTCCGAAGAAACTCTGAAATAATGTGCGCTCGAATAGAAAGCGTAATACAAAGAATGATTGCATAGCTTTCTAGCAACTCCTTTGTTCCTATGCGCATAAAAAGTATGAAGCAATTGAAGGTTAGCCGTATAAGGTTTACGTTTCGAAATAGTTGTGAGAATGGCTCCGGCAAGGTCATCGCCTTCCCAGAGCCCAACAACTTCATTCCATTTGTCTAGCATGTCGCATTTAGCAACAAATGTTTTGGCAAACTTATCTTCTTTACGATCGCTAATGTTTGCTATAAATTGTTCTTTTGTAACTGTTTTAAACTGCAATGAACTCTCGGGATTTCTTTCCTCGCTCTTTTCCATATTTTGTTTTCTCCCATGACGTATAAATCTCGTGATCATATTTTAGTTCTGGAAATTTATAATCGCCTTCAAGAAGAATTTGTAGAACATCTGGGCCATTATTGAGCGCAGCGTCTATAAACGCTTCAACAAATCTAAATGAATCTTCTAACTCTCTACGGTCAAAAGAATTACGGAAACAACGGAACTCAATAGTTCCTGTGTGTTTCATACAATATGTATTAATTGCATAACGGAAAGGACGACCCATAGAAACGCCATCTTTACCTGCGCAATGTAACTTAATAAAGTGTTCAAAGTCGGTTGTAAGATTAATAATGTTGTTGCACATATAATCAGGCATCAACCTACCACAATCTAACTTCAAATAAGTCTTTGCTGTTTTTGTAGAAGCCATATCTGGGTGCAATCTAAATGCATGGATACGATCAACTACTACATGTTGATTTTCTTTGATGTATGCAACCAACCGTTTGAGCGCATCAACATCTTCTTTTAGACCTGGAACATATACATGAACATGATTATGAGAAATACAATTACTAGTAGGATTGTTACCGTGCGATTTATAAAAATCAAGAATCTCAAAAATTCTGTCAACCTGTTCCTTCCAAGTTTTCGTTGGTCTTACATTAATTTCGCCGCCAAATGGTGGTTCAATACCAAGAGGATCACAAGCGATACCACGATAAGGTG